GGTGATGGAGTCTTTAATAGCGTTTTCGGAGGGTCTAAATATGTTCATGCTAACAGAAAGATAACGAATGAGAAGTTCATTGAAATAGCTGAAAAATTAGGTTACATACTTTCAATCGTTAATTCCAAATGGAATATTTACCCGCAGACAGCAGAGACGAGGAATAACTTTGATACGAATAAAGAGAACGAAGCAATGCAAGCTATTAGAACCGAAGCGTATGAGAACTCTTATTATGTTAAGCGGGAAGGAGTTGTCTATCCAGAACCAGAGGAAAAGGTTGTAATAGGAAGCCAGAGCGGAATTGAAATCGTTGAGAACAAAGACAAGGATGGAATTGAAATTAGATTCCCGGACAAACCTTCGGCGGGAGTTCTTAGTAAATTAAAACTCAATGGATTCCGCTGGAATAACAGAGCTAAGGTTTGGTATAAGAAAAGATCAGAAAAGGCTCTTATCTTCGCAAAATCTATTGCAGGGGACAATGGAAACGGGAACCATCAAGAAGACAATAGCGAGGATGGATTGATTATACAGGGAGAACAAAACTTTGAGAACTCCCTTGAGACAGAATCACAGCAGGATAGAAGCTACCAATAGACAGACAGAAATAAAACCAGAGAGATCAGGCTCCCCTTTCTGGTTACTTACAAACCCCAAGAAGAAAAAGATTTGTTTTCTTTAAGGGGTTTTTTATTTATGTTTGCACCAAATGGAAAAGACTAACAAGACAAAATCCAAAAGAAAATACACAAGACGACAGCCTCAGACGAAATCTCAGCTTGCCAACATCAAGCAACACAGCAGAATACAGACAGCAGTTGAAGCACAAAGTAGAATGGATAAGTATTTTAAGGATTGTGAGAAGAAAAAGAGACCGCTAACTATTGCCGGATTAGTTAATGCGTTAGGGTTAATTTCTCGTCAGTCATTGTTGAATTATGAAAATGAGGAAAAACATACAGATATAAGCAAAGAAGAAAAACTTCTCATCGTGGACACTATAAAAAGAGCGAGGATGAAAGTAGAACAATATCTCGAAGAAAATTTGATTAATGGAAAGCAAGTAGCAGGAACGATTTTCAATATGAAAAATAATTTCGGCTACATTGATAGAACAGATTTACAGCACGGCGGGAACATAATCTTTGAGATTGAGGGATTAGAAAAGTTTTGAAATTAGAGAAAAAACACCGGTAAAACACTTTTCAATGATTGCAGCAATATTTTGGATTCATTAGAAGCTATTAGAGACACGATCTAAAGGCAAGACGATATAACTATCGAACAAACAAATGAACACCTTACTCAATGGGTAACGACGATACAAGATATAAAATTTCAATGCAACCTATTCAGGCGAAGCTCTGGAAAGAGTATGAGTATGGTAGAGCAACCAAGATAGGATTTGGAGGACCGAGAGGAGGGACAAAATCTCACAGTGCAATGATGTTGATGTTGTTACGCAGAAAAAAATATCCTGGAACTAATGGATTATTTATAATGAGAGTTTATCAGGATATGTTAGACATTCATATCATCCCATTGTTTGATGCCTACCCGGAATTGGAACAAGGCTTCCATCAACAGAAGATGATGTTAAGATTAAAGAACGGTAGCTACATTAGATTCTTGTCAGGAGAAAATCTGGAAACATTCCAAAAGAGAAAAGGCAGAGGGTTTGCAGACGTAGCAATAGATCAGTCAGAGCTATTCAGTAAAGAGGAAATAGAATTCCTTTACACTATCAATCGGTCGGTCAAAACAGGCATCACTCCCAAAATACTTTTGTGCTTTAATCCGGGCAACATCGGACACGCATACCACAAGCGAGTATTCTATGATAAAATATATGATGAGAATGAGAACCCGGAGGAGTTCGCATACTTAGAAGCAAAGGGATGGGATAACGCATACTGGAGTCTAAAAGAAATGGCAAGGTTGCACAAGATACCACTGGAAGAATTAGACGAAACAAAACTACAAGCACTCATCAAGACCTATCATCAGCTTCCGGATAAAGAACGATTCAATGTTTTTATTAAATCAGATTACGGAAAGAACCTGAACGGATTACCACACCACAGAAGGAGAGCAGAACTATTTGGCGATATGGAAATCTTTGAAGGTATGTTCTTTGTTGACTTTCGATACAAACACCACGTGGTAGAACGATTGCACTATTCACCCTTGAGATCATCGAAGGGAGGATTAGATTACGGAAATGTAACAGTGCTTACCATCTTACAAAGGGATGCAGAAGGAACAATCATAGTTGCCGGAGAATGTTACCTGCCAGACCTTACAAACCCATCAGACAGAGCAAACGCACTCGCAGACTATTTGCTTGAGAAAGAAATATACAATCTGGAAATCATCTATGATACAGATATGGAGATAAGCCAGTTAAGCAATATCGGAGTTGACAAAACACCTATTGCAATCTTCCGGGATGTGTTCAAGCAGAGGATGAAAGACAAAGCACCAAATATGAGATGTGTGAATAAAAAAAGCCTGGATAAAAATAAGCCATACCGAACAGTAGTCAATGAATCAGTCAAAGAGTTTCTAAAGGTTAGAAAGACTTGCATCAACTGTAAAACAGTATTCGAGGAGAAAGAAACAAAGTGTGAGAAATGTAACCTTCCAGTAGTAGATACAAGTAAACTATACATAGCAGGAGAGGCGAAGTATTTAATAAAGTTTCTTAGTGAAGCAATTTTTGATCCGGTAGATAAGAGCGGAGGGGATTTCGATAGAAGCCAGACACCAAAGACAGATCATCCATACGACAGCTTCAAGTATGCGTTTATGGAATTATACACACCGAGACCGAAACCAAAAGACCCAAGACCGAACTGGTTGAAGGGTATTCAAAAAAGAGAGTTAGCAAAAATCAAATCACCAGACTTTATGGGAGCGTAAAATGTTAAAACAAATAAACAGAAATTGGAACATCAGGGATGAAGCAACCCTGTATGATATGATGAGACTTTATGACAATGTTAGTCAACAGTTTAATCCTTTCTATGAGGAACTAACCGAGAACTTTGATTTCACAGTATCAGAGTTACAGTGGGATAAAGCGATAAGAGCACAGCTTGAGAAGGAGGGAAGACCTGCATTTAGTTACAATCTCATCAGGACGGTATTAAATGTTATCTTCTCAATCGAGAGAGACAATCGAAAGAAAGGTAAAGCATCACCAAGAACCGGAGGAGATACAGAACTCGCAAACGTCATAACGCAAACACTTCAATACTATTTGTATCACGCCGGATTCAGCAAAGCACAAAAAAGAGTCTTTATGGATAAAGTAGTGGCGAGACTCGGAGTTTATCATCTTGGATGGAGATATAATGGCAGTGAAGACGAAGTTGGAAGTCTATTCATCGAGTCAGTTGATCCAAGAGGATTAGCTTGGGAGTTGAACTATGACGATACACTTTGGGAGCGGTCAGCATTTGTATTCAGAAAACACGAAATGAGTGTTGAGGAAATACTGAATACATTTGCATTGAAAGACCCCGAAATGAGAAGGGTGATAGAGCAAGAGGCAAAAGTATTCTTTGAAGCAGATCCAATGAAAGGGAAATGGATAAGCAGGAAGTTGAAACAGCTATTCAGTGCAGTGTATGAAACGGCAACCGGGTATTCAGGAAGAAACGATAATCTATTCAAAGGTTACTTGCAATGGTGGAACCCGGGAAATGGAAAGTTTGATGTTCTTGAGATGCACGAAAAGCGTATGGAGAAAAGACTGTTTGTAAAAGACAGAAACCGAAACAAGATAATTGATATTACAGACTCCTATCAATCAGAATATAAAGCACTGGAACAAAAAGAGTTTGCGGGCTATGACTATGACCCGGAGATCATAGGAAAAATAACAGACCGATATCAGATTGAGGGAGAAGCAGACGTTGACCTTGTAAACAGGAGATTCGTAACGGCAGTTGTTCCAGCATTTTATATGAAAGTAAATGAACAGCCCTATCCGTTTGAGTGCAAATATTACAATTACATTCCAGAGTATTGTTACGACACACATGCAGACCCGATAAAGTTACAATCAGTAATTGACGACATCAAAGACCCGCAGAGAGATTTTAACAAAGCACGTTCACTAATCCTTGAACTGTTAGCGAGGTATGCAAACAAGGGTTGGGTGATGGATGAGAACGCAATTAGCGGACTGGAAGAAGATTGGACTAATAACAGAATCACACAATACCGCAGAGTCAGGTCAGGCTATATGGGATTGGTTAAACCGGAGGAAGGACAAATCGTATCACCCGAACTTATCAGGATGCCCGGAGAAACACAGCAGTTGATAAAAGTTATCACCAATGCAGATGATGAAGTCAGAGGGAACAGATCACCCGGAGTAACTTCTGGTAAACATTTCATAGCGAAAGAAGAACGGCAAGCAAAATCATTTACAATGCTGTTAGAGAATAGAGACGATGCACAAAAAGCGGTCTATGAACAGGCATTAGCTTTTGTTCAACACTATGTAACGACACAGCAAGTAGTCAGGATCACAACCGATATTGTCCCAAGCATTGAAGAAGATCAGGAAGTAGAACTGAATAAAAGAGTCTTCTCAGTTCAGAACGGAGAACTCGCAGAGCAAGTTATCAATGATGTTGATGCGTATCAGTATGACATTGAAATCACAGACGAGCCATACAGTGCATCAGCACAGGAGGAACGATACAGCAAACTCGGAGATGTATTCAATGCAGCTTTGGCGGTCAATCCGAAAAAAGCAGACGCTATGCTTCCGATAATGGTAAGAGTAGCCGGAACACCGGAAGGAGAAAAGATTCTTGAGGCTTGGAAAGCATTAGAAACTCCGCCACCGGATCAACAACTAATGCAACAAGTAATGCAAAAATTATCAATGATAATGGCGAACTTAGATATCAAGGATAAGAAAGCAGAGGTTGAGGGTAAAGAACTCGACAACGTGAAGAAGGCAGAAGAAATAAAAAGTTTGAAAATAGACAATGTATTTTCTTATATTAACGGCGGGGAAAATAAAGAAGATGGCAATAACGGAAAGCAGAAACAGAAACAACCGAAATAAGGAATACCGAATATGGAAAGTTTGTTACAGAGAATCATAGATGAAAAGAAAGAACTGGATGATAGGATCAATCGGCTTATCAATTTTTTAATCACACCTGAAAAATTCAATGCACTAACACCACGCAATCAAAAGCTATTATTCGATCAGGAGAAAGCTATGCGGGAATACTCATCAATACTTGAAACCAGAATAAAGGAGAATACAGAATGAACACACCCGAACTAATCTACCAGACAATCCAATTCTTCTTTTCAACACTATGGATATACTTAGGACTATTACTCCTGATAATAACGATTCGAGGAGACGTAACCAGAGCACTAACCGGGATAAAAGAATTTTTCCAAAAGACAGCAGTGAAATACAGAGAGAAGCGGGACAAAGAAACAAAGTTCAATGAAATGAAACAGCGAGTAGTGAAAGAAGAATGGAAAGAATCAAACTAAGCGATTTGAAAAAAGCTATCGGGGAAACGAGGAAGGAATGTGAGAACCCGATAGATAGAGACGCACTCGACAGGTTAAAGAGATCGGTTTTATATTGTCCTCCTCAATTTCTAAGAATAACAAAGATGTATGATGTAGTAATGAAAATAAAAAAACAGAGCAAACAACCATCAGATACGAAATTAGATATACTCCAGAATTTTCAGGAAACAACAATCGCAGGAGTATAAATGAAATTTGAACTTTGCGAATACAGACCTAT